GTAGGGTTTGTTTGTGGACTGACCAAGAAACCCTCGCTCAATCATGGCATGTATTTTTGTACCTAAGTCGGCAGCTTCCATGCCCGGTTTCTTAGCTTCTTGTTTGCATCTATAAATAAACGAGCCGTTTGGTTCTCCTTCTTCTTGTTGTAAAGAAATGGCAGAGTTTAAAGCTTGATTTATTTTCCAGTTTTCCAAGGAAGGTTTAGCAATAAGATCCATTACAGTAGTTACTGAAGGAACTAAGTTTAAAAGTTTGGCATCTCTTAAATTAGTGTTTCTTTCTTTGCCGTTGGCTCCTATGATAGTATACATAGGCTCACCTTCTTGCGTGTACCAGTGTCCTGATTCAGACGTAAGCTTATTATACACTTGTGTTTGCGGATTGTCAATTGTTTTTTTATTCATCTTTATGCTCTATAAAATGTAGCTGTCTATTGTCAGGATTAAACCCTAACAATTTAACACCTAGTTTGATTTGTTTTTTAGTTCTTGTCTTTTTACAGTTCGGAGATTTGTCGTTGTCGTTGTTTGGATGAACAGTCTTTACATCTATAAGAACTATATCTCCTTTCTTATTCATGGCAATCATATCAATAGGTCCTGAACAACCTGAGTTTTGAAAAACTTCATAACCATTATCCCATAACCAAGTGACTGCATAATACTCTGCGAAGTCTCCTTTCCTATTGGTGTTCATTATTTTTTTCTTAGTGTGTTGCATCCCAACTGTCTCCAATTTTATATTCACCATCTAAAGGACAGCGAAGTTCTAAATACTTACCAGCTTCTTGTATAGCTTTAATACCAAGCTCACCAAACCTCTCGGCATCTTTATCTGATACCTCTACTTGCCACTCATCGTGTACATTTGCAACAAAATGATAGTCTAGTTCTTCTTTTTTAGCTAAAGTATCTAGTATTACTAAAGCAATCTTCATTACGATTGCGCCTGCACTTTGTAGTAAAGTATTTAAAGAAGCATGTTCGTGGCGCACAAATATTTTACGACCATCTAAACCTAAGAGATAACCTCTTTGTGATGCTTGTTCTACTTTACTTTTTAGTATTTTAAATGATGGTAAGTTATTAAGAAATTGCTGCTTAAGTTTTTTACCTGTTGCCTTGCTTCCACCTACAACCTCTCCAAGTTTAGCATCGCCAGCACCATACATCAAAGCATATATAAATGACTTAGCATTATCTCTAGTCTTTAGTCCGGCAATTTGCTGGTTCCTAGAATGTATATCACCATTAATAAGTTCATTAGTATACTCATCATCTCTCATATAATGAGCAAGCATCCTAAGTTCTAAACCTGCTGCATCTATTCCAACTAATTTATAGCCTTCGGGAACAGACCAACAAGCTCTACATTCTTTGCCGTACTCACTTTTTAAAGAAGGAACCTGTGCTAAGTTAGGACTTCGGTGACTCATTCTATTTGTTATTGCTCCGATACAAAACACTCTGCCATGCACACGGCTATCTTCTACAACATCAAACCATGAATTAATCTGTGCTATTCTTTTCTGTAACAACAAAAACTCTGCGATTAATCTTGCTTCTGGAATGTGCTTGATCTTATTTAAAGTTCCTTCATCAATAATAGGCTGACCAGTAGGTGTAAATCTTGTAGGTTTCCAACCAAAGTCAGTTAGATAGTCGCCTATTTGTTTGCGAGAACCAAGATTAAATTCTTGATACTTCTGTCTCATAAAAGGTTCATAGTTTTCAGAACTCAAAACCTTTTCGTATTCATCATCAGTCAATCCTCTCTTAGATAGTGTGCCATCCTTTTTAATATAAGGCTTAACAATCTTATCGTCTACCCATTTAGGCTTGAACACTTTATGAACTTCATCTTCTACTTCTCTCATTCTAGTTTTAAGAATAGCAAGAAGCTCTGCGCCTTTCTTTTCATTAAAGAAAAACCCATGTTGTTCTTGTCGTTGTAGTATTTTTGATACCTCATGTTCTACTTCTATTGATTGATCACTAAAACTACTACCATCTGAAACTAATTTATCATACAGTGCTTCGTTTAGAATAACATCCTGCTCACAATAAGGAATCATGCGAGGATCAAACTCATCCCACTCATCAGGCGGATCTCCTTTATAAATTTTTAACCTGTATCCCCAACTCTCTAAGCCATGTCCTCCTTCTCTTATAGGATTAAATAGTCTAGACATTGTTAGTGTATCTATTATTTCTTTGTCTTTAAATAAATCTATACCGTATAATTTGTTCAATACAGGAATATCAAAGCCTATTATATTGTGACCAATCAAAGTCTCTGCTTGCATAAGCATGTCAATACCTTCTTGGATATTATCATTATCATATCTAAATATGTGTGTGTCTCCTTCATATTCTTTAATAACAATACACCATATTTTATCGGGATTTAATCCGTTACATTCAATATCAAATGTAACTTTAGAATAAAACGTCTTCATTTTCAAATGTCTCCTCACTACTTAATTCACTTAATCTTCCGGTGTCTGCATCGTAAAGTAAAGAGCAGGCATATCCTGTATACCCTGTATATCTAGACTTTAAAACACGAACAATTGTCGTATTAGCTTCTGTTATATCCTCTGCTTGTTGATTTCTTTCAACAGCTACCACACTATCTGATAATTGTGCAATAGATTGAGAGCCTTTCAAATGACTTAAAGAAACTTGAACGCCTCTTTCATGTCCTTGATCACCACCTACTCTACGTAAGTGAGAAACAAGTATCATTCCAACACCTGTCTCTTCCACAAGACTACGAAGTCTTGTCATTAATAAATCAATCCCTCGTCTTTCATCAGTATCTGTCAACGAGGACACTAACATATGAAGGTGATCAATTATAACCCACTTACATTCACACCCAATAATCATGTATCTCAACTTAGAAAATATTTCATCGATATCATTAACACCAAGATGCGCATGTATAAATACACGACCTTCTTGTATAGTGCTGTCAAACAATTCGGAAAGTTTATCTTCTGGATATCTATCTCGTATTTCGTTTATATATAATCTATCGTTTGCTTCAATAGATACAATACCATCTGCTGTTCTCTGCCAGTTTTCTTCAAGTGCCATGATGCCAATGTTATCATCGGTTTGTTTTATTAACCAATGTTCTAACTCTCTAACAACAGAACTTTTACCGAGTCCAGTACCACCTGTAAGTGTAAGCAATTCATTCTTCCTTAGTCCGTATAGTTTTTGATTCAATCCTTCATAAGGAAAGGCAATGCTTTCTTTTATTTCTCGCTTAAGCCAACTGTCTTTCTTGCTTGAGAGTTCTAATATACCAGAAGGTGTATAAGTCTTGGCTTCAAACCAAGCCTTAGTAAACTCTGCAAACCTTTTGTTATTGAGCATATCATTGGCATCTTTATATCCATTAGGCAACTGCATTATCTTAGCCTTGCCCGGTTTTAAAAGTCTTGCCACATCTCGTGCTGCTTTTCTGCCTGCTTTGTCATTATCAAAACAGATAATAACTTTATCAAAAGATTCAACAAATTCTATGCTGTCTCTTATGTCACGGACAGCGCCTGCTGAACCTCTTTTAATAGAGACAACAGCAGACTTTATTCCTAAATCTACAACAGACATAGCATCGCACTCGCCTTCTGTTATTGTTAAAGGAAGTTTTGATTTACCATATAACTGTTCACCAAATAATCCTGTACCTTCATATGTTCCACTAACTCTAAAGCTTTTGTTAGTTACGTATCTAGTTTTAACTGCAACAATTTCATTGCTATTATAGTACGGATAGATATGTTCAGCAATACTTCCATCACTATTATAAACAACACGAACACCATATTTGTTTGCTGTTTTTTCTGATATATTTCTATCAGTTAAAGAACCAGTTGTTCCTGTGTATGCGTTTAAATAAGATGTGCTGTTCACTTTCTTAAGTGTCGCTGTTCCTTTTGGATTTTTATAGTCTGTAAAAAATGTACCACAGCTAAAGCATTTAGCCGAGCCGTCATTGTTCATTGATACCGGATCTGATCCGCCACATGAAGGACAGGGTAGTTTATGTTTTACAAACGTGCTTTGTTTTAGTTCCATTTCTATCTCCAAAATGGGAGGCTAGACCTGTGAGTACAAGCCTAGCCGTTATCATTATGATTCAGTAGTTTCTACTTCATCAGTTTCTTCTTGAGCGAAGTCTTCTGTTACAGCTTCTGCTGTAGCTTCTCCGTTTCTCAAACCAATCAATGTATTACACATGCCGTTTCTTGAAAACTGAGTACTAAGCAATCTAAGATTCAGTGTTCTTTCTTCAGTACGTAATTGAAGAATCATATCAAACACATCTCTTTCAAGTTCAGTTTCCATTTCACTTCGTACTTGAGTAACACCATCAATTGTTATTACAGGGTCGTGGTTTTCCATTAGAACTCCTCTCCGCCTGCGAGCAACTCATCCCCATCTTGCGAACGACCTGCTATTAGATCAACAACTTGAACTGCTTGTAAATCAAAACCTGCATAGTTGCCGTATTGGTTTTCGCCAGTGTATTCAGAGTACTGAACCTTAACTTCAGAGCCATTACCAATTTGAACATCTACTTCGTTTTTGCTTTCGTCAAACAATCTAGGAGCTGCACGTTTCATACCACTTGGTCCATCAACTTTGCGTCTTATGACCATGTAAAACCCATCCTCATCCTGTTTAGTTGGAAAGCCTTTAGATTTATACTCATTATATTCTTCTTCAGATACTTCCAAGTTAATAGTATAAGTTGGTTGAAACTTAGTATTAGGAGTTGTAACCCATGCATACTTACATTTGCCTTGTTTTATCATATATAGTTCCTCTATAATATTTTGTAAGGGTTGGCGAGCAGTCTACCCTTACGAGACACGATCGGTTTTATTAGGAGATAGAGGGCATCCCGATACTCTTAATTCCCTTTTCTCTTTTTATGTGCAGATTATACCACAAAACAAAAACAATTACAAGAACTATTTAATGTATTGTTGTATCATCGTCATCTTCTTTTTCAATGCTTATTTTAAGACCTATCTCTCCGCCTGTTTTAGAAATCAATTGTCTTAGTTCTCTTAAAGGCTCAAGTTCAGTATCAAAATCCCATATTTCTTCATCCCTCAATCTTGTTATATGATATAGGTACTCTACACTAGGCAGTAGTACCATATTATCTACTATTTCTTCTGGAGTCAGACCAAAACTTTTTAATTCGGTCGGTGTTTTTTCTCCTTCCATCAATACAGTTGCTACATATTCATCCATAATTCTTCCTTTGCTTTTTGTTTTTGATTAAATAAAGATTCTATTTCTTTAAATGTTTTAATGTGTGGATTTCTTTTGAGTTGTTTAAGCACCCAACGATCAGACATATATGTTAATTCATATTGACCATTAATAAATGTGTGTGTTTCTGTGCTGATATATTCTGATACATTATCCACGTTAATTTGTTTAGCGTCTTCTTCAGACAATAAGCTGTGCAACCATTGAACTTGAATAAGCTTAACAGTTTGCCTCAACTTTTTAAGTTGTTTCTTTTTCATATAATAAAGTCCTGTATTGGAGGAGTGTACTCGTCAACCCATTCTATTAAAGAACCTAATGGTAATATATGTATAGCACCTTCAATATTTTTAGGAATTAAAACAGCGTTATTACATATGTACTGTTCGCTATCCTCAATGTTATATTTAAACCAATGAAGTTTTTTATATCTACTTAATTCTTGTTGGTCTCCGCAATACAAATCATAGTCTTCATTATACCACATTTCTTGCACGAAGTCCACCTCTAATATAAGCTGTGCTATTTCTAACACAGACAATACACGAATTTGATTTTCATCATTTAAAATAACATCTTGTATTGTCTGGCTCTTAGGATCAATATATAAACCTTTCATGTGTTTCCCTCTTATTATATATAGATTACAAAGCCGTTGTCTTCTGTCTTGGCTTCGGCTTTTGCTTTAAGTCCAACAACTACATTGCGCGGATCTTTAAAACGCATGTCATGTTTTTCACCATCAATAACTTTACGACCACGAAAAGTTTTTGGTAGTTCACCATTAAAAACTACAGCTATATTGTGCTTAACCTTATCAAACAATGCTGCATATTTAGAATCAGCTTCGCTGTACGACCACGTTAGATGGTAGTTAAATATGTAGTTTGTTTTTCTTGTAGGTATCTTGGTGTAATCATAGAACTGTGCTTGCGGAAACATCTCGAAGATGGTTTGTCCACCTTCAACAATAATATTTTCCCATGGTATATCTGATGTACCATTGAGTCTGATTGCTGGCTTCTTACCTTTACGCTTACAAGCACCGATAAACTTTATAATATCCAACACCAACAACGACATAAATTCTTCTCGGTTATTAAGAAAGAGATCAGTCTTACGCTGTCTAGCTTCTTGAATACTAGGGAATATACCACTCAATCCTGCTGTATTTAAGCATACATCTTTACAGCCTGCCTTGATTTGATACGGACAGATGCGAGCATTAGTAGGATGTAAGTGTAATATGCACGACCAATATTCATCTGATAAAGTATTGCTCTTTTGAATCTTTGGATTGCTGTTTACTGATAGTAGTTTATAGCTCATCAGACACCTCCTCAAAAAAGTTTTCTATTATTGTTATTTGATTTTGAATATGTTCAATATCTTTTTGCCAACGATAATTTTCATAAGTTCCTATGCCAATTGCAGAGTCTAAGTCATCTAACAAACAAGCAACAGATATACTTGCCTCTTTAACTGCTTCAATTACTTTACTCATGGATACCATCCCTTCTAATTTCTTCATCGAAATCAAGATCATCTGGTCTACCATCCTCAATCAAATAGTGATAAGCTACCTGTCCGATAAAACTATTATCAGATTCAGGGTGGTTCTTTTCAACTAATATATTCTTAACTGCTTGTACAAACCTAGCAGTTTCATTACCTACATGGTTCTCTAAAGCAGGAAAGGATTTACATAATAGTGCAATGTTTTCTATGCGCCTCAATGCTAAGTCAGCAACATCTCTTACTGCACTTTCAGCACCAATCAGTTCGTCTTTGATTTTACTCATGGTCTTTCCCCCAATAATTCATCAACTCTTTGTTGAATAAAAATCATTCGTGCTTCATGATCAAATATTTCTAAAGCATCTGCCTCAACAATTGCTTCTTTGATAGCCTTTGTATACCTATCGCCTTGTACTTTTATAAAATTGAGTACGTTTTCTGTGTAATTTATTTC